CAGTAAGAAAGCTCAGTTGACTCACCATTAGAGTCCCTTCGGTGTGCATATTGGTCTAATCCCATAACGAGGGTAGAATATCAGAAGAAAGAATGCACTACAAGCCTTTTTTAATGATTATTAAATCTTTTTTAATGCTTGACAGAGCTGTAACTCACTGAGCGCCAACGAGTTACGAGCGGCGCGATCCCCTCGGCTGTAACTCGTTGATACTCAAGGAGTTACGGAGATTTATTTTTAATCAATAAAAAACCCCGCCCTCCATGCAGAGAGGACGAGGTTTTGCTTGTTACCCCTAACAAAAAATTATAGTGCCATCTTTACAAGTTGGATGAGTCCGAGGAGTGTGACTAAACCTGAAAGGACTACCATGCAAGTGAAAACTACATTCTCGAAAAAAGATCTATCTTGTTCTTTCATGGGAAGAAACCCCCCCGCAAGGGGGGGTGTTATGGGCTATGCAGGTAAAACTAAAGCAGACTCGCGATCATCTTGGGAGATGACAACTTCGGGAGGGTTGACCACACGGTCAAAAATCTGCTGGGCTTGCATCGTCATGCGGGGAAGGTGCATGACATTGTTAGCGGTTAGAGACATTCCAGAGAGTCCCCTTGTAATCGGAGAATGCACCCTCATTACCGTCTTTATCGACGCCACCGTTTTCGATATTGTCAAAGATAGCTTCGATCTTGGTGGGCTTGATCAAACCAGCCTTGACAAGCTTATTGAGAACCGAAACCTCATTAGCCTCGGTGTTCTTATAAGCCTCAATACGCTTGCCTTGATTATCCCAAGTCTGCTGGATCTGGCCGATAGCCTTATTGAAAAGGAAGGGAAGATCTTTGAATATGTTCTTGGTATGTCTCCGGGCGAGCGTGACATCCGAAGAGAAGCAGAGATTTTCGCAAACCATCATAGAGTTGCCAATCGCTAGACTACTAGCAAATTTTTGGTTGTGGGAGTTGCGAAGCCCCATGACGAGCTGACGTTCCTCACTATCAAAGCCAGACTTGCGAAGAGCGAAACCGCTGAAGCAATTCATATTGCCTTCGGAAAGACCGTGTTCTTCCTGCTCAATAGTGAAGCCATTTTCTTTTAGAGACTGGCGAGCCTCATTAATGAGACGATCATGAGGAATTGGGAAGTGATTGCCTGTGCCTTCGGCGTCTTCCTTTCTCATCCAGTTGGGAGCAGGAGTTTCAATAGCTTTCACAGTCGCGAAGTCAACTTTGTTGGATGAATAGATTAGGTTTTTCATAGTAGTAATAGTAGTTAGTGGTAAAGCGAGAGCGTTTCTCTCGACAGGAGAATTATGCCAGAAAAGTAATTAACCGCAAGCCTTTTTTAAATGTTTTATGCATTTTTATTTTTTGTTTTAGGGTTGACATTCCTTAAATACTGTAGGTCAGAACATTTTTCGACAAATAGCGTAGGTCAGGATATTTTTTTGCAAATAGCGTAGGTCAGAACATTTTTCGACAAATAGCGTAACATACTGACACTCAGTGAGTTAGAGGTGTTGAAAAACGCTGTAACCTATTGATACTCAACGAGTTACGGAGGGGCGGACGCCCCCGGCTGTAACTCCTTAATACTCAGTGAGTTACGGCGTTCCCGCTTTACATTATTTTGCCGCCAGTGTAAAGCATAAAAATACACTTTTCCAAAAAAAAAGCTCCCTTTCGGGAGCCTTGCGGGGAGTGCGGGAAGCGGCTAGTCTTGCCAGTCTCGCTCTCTATCCTCCTCGCCTTGCGCCATGTATGTCCCAGCGTCTTCCAATCCCTCCTTGTAAGCCATCGCCCAGATCTCATATGATTCCTCTCCATTGGGGAACTCATCAGGTATGATATACCCAAGGTAGGAAGTCGGGCAGTTGTCGCTCTCCTGATTGTTGAGTGCTGCCTGATACGCGAATTCTGCTAACTGGTTTTGTGTTACTGTTGCCATGCCGATAGTATACTACAGAAAAGAATTAGATGCAAGCTTTCTTTGCATAAAAAACAAAAAAAAACCCCGCCCCCCCAAACAAAAAAGGGAGCGAGGTTGTTACTGAGCTTTTATGCAGTTACTCAGGCGGCGAATGATTAACCAGAACTATGTCCCGCTGCATTACCGCCTTACTAATCAAAACAAAGGGTTTACCCTTTGGAGCATTGAGTTAGCAAGGATTTTACACACAACACCGAGAGAAAATCTTTTAACGTCTTGACATATTCTTAGCGGCTTCTTTCAACATCTTGATGGCGGTAACTGCGGGATGCTCAATCTTTGTGATACCACCGATCTGAAGATTCTTGAAACCTCGCTTATTATTATCGTCAAGGTCTCTTTCGTCTATCTTAATGTAACGGACGTTATCTTTTTTACTAAACGCGATGCCTTCTACTCCGAGAGCAGAAAACCTTCTGTTACCATCAACCTTCACAGAAGATGGCCCTTCGTTTCGGTAGTAGATGGTTCGCCCGACGACAGCTTTAGTAAGCTCTTCGTCACTCATCTTGTAAAGTTTCTGGGCGAGGGTGGTAGTAGTGTTATTTGTCATAGGAGTATTCTAGTTAAAAAGGTAGTCGAGGTCAATGCTATTTTGTAAATCTTTTTCAAGATCTTGTGAGTGGTCGAGCATCTCCAAGTTGCCAGCGATGACAAGCGTGAAGATAACTCCTGCGATGGTGAGTATAGAGTTCATATTACTTAGAGGCTTTTAGGATTTGTTTTTTCTTTTCAGCAATTAACTTTTCTGCAGAGAGGGTGCAGAGACCGTAAGACTTGATTTTTTTAAGACCCTGTTCCATGCCTTGTAGTTCCGCTTTATACATTCTTACTGTCCAGTTGTTGGTGTCGCTCATGGGCATATTTTACTCTAATCGGCAAAGAATTAAAAGCTTTTTCTGCATATATTTAATCTTTTTTTTTATTTAAAAAGGCTTGACATGCTGCCCTCATATGGTATAGGCGAGAGGCTTGTAAGTCACTGATACTCAACGAGTTACAGCCGGGGGTGACCCCCCCCTCGTAACTCCCTACTAATCAATGAGTTACGACGTTTTATTCGTGTCAAGTAAAAAGTGGCATATTTCTGCGAGGGCTATGCCAGACCCACGATCACTTCTTATTTAACGTCTTACGGATCGCTTAACCGTGTTTATACTCACTTGACGAATCTTTTTTAGTCGCACCCATACTGAGCGAAACTTCCGAAAGCAAACTCCATGTCTGCGTCTATCTTATCACGGGGGATAATCATTTTCTTGCCATAGTCTGGGTTAGGAACTTTCTTACCATCAACCCTCATCTCTCTCCAAGGGTTAAGTTTAAAGTAGTTCTCTCCGTCAAACTCTAACTGCATAGAGCCAGTGGCCCAATCGTGGATTCTCTTTTCTTTTGCTTGTGGTGTTTCTTTAGTCATCTTATTTTTTTGTTTACTTGCCGTAGATCCAGCGAAGCTCATCGCTCCACTCCTTGACCATCTTAGCTTCGTGTCCGTTGGGATTTTTACAAGCGGCTCCGATCCACTTCCTGATCATACGCTTGAGCTTTCGCATCCTGCGCCATTCCATCCAATGAATGAGAATGGCGGCAGGGTAAGTGAGAATGAGAATGGCTTTGCCCTTGGTGTCTTGGTCTTTGAAGTTGTGTAAGTTCATTTTTATTTTTGTGAGGCTTTGCGGATGTTAAGGAGCATGCTTGCCGCATCCTTGCGACTGATTTCTACGGAGGAATATATCATGGACGCGATTTTCACAGTCGCGATTGCTGGATAGTGTTCCTTATAGATTGTGACTTGTATATTTTCAGTCGTGTAGGCTTTACTCGACCCTTGGCGGTTGATGGTGTATTTTGTGTCAGTCATGGGAGTATTCTAGTATAGAGTTGGGGCTAGTGTAAAGATTTATTTTTTGTAGTAGTCTTTGATTATTTCATCCCACTTGGTAGGATTAGCCTCGCGCTTTGCTTCGCACTCCTGATCCCAATCGTATTGTGTTGCGCGAGCATCTTTAACTCTCTCTTCGTAGGTGCGTCCTGTGTTGTTTGCTTTCATGTGAGTAGTTTACTCTAAAAATTAATTGTGTGCAAGCTTTCTTTGCTATTATTTTGAATTAATTTCAGGGTATTCTATAACCTCGTCATCATAGATAATCCCATTCAAGTCTGGGTCTGACTGTATAGCACCAGTGTATTCCTTGCCCTCATAGGTGAAAGCTACCAAGTGAGTAGCCCAGCAACCATCTTGCTCAACTACTTCCCCAAACTCTATTGAGTCCTTAACATCGCCATAGGTGATCTTTTTCATGTGCATAGTATACTAAAAAAAAGAATTAAGCGCAAGCTATTTCTTTGACGTTACTGATGGTATCGCTTGCCCATTCTACCGAAGCATATTGCTCGCCCTCATCCCAAACCCTAACTGCTTCGATTACTCCCTCATAAGACTTGCCCTCGTAAGAGAATTCGCAGTAGTAGTAGATAGCTGAATCCATAAAGTGAATGTCATCACTGATTTCTAGATCTTGGACTAACTTGGTTGGGAGTGATTTGGGGATAAAAACGCTCTTGCTATCTTGCAAGGCGAGCTTTGCCGCCATCATCGTCACGAGGTAGGGATTTTCTTTCATGGGCATAGTATACAGTAAGCAGCTCACATTTAAAAGCTTTTTCTTTATATTTTTTAACCCCCCCGATTAAAATAAAAACAACTTTATGCTTGACAGCGCAAAGTCGCGGGGGGAGTCAATTTTCAATTTATCAATGGCCCCCACCCATTAATTAGGAACGTGGATGGTGAAGGATAAAGTAAAAATAAAAAAACCAAAAAAAAAGTGTAACATAAGATATGACATATCGGAATATGCTTGTGGCTGTTGATGGTTCTGATCCTGTGATGGGGACGAGAGTATCTGTGGATTTTAGTACACAAAATGAAGAGAAAAAGCAATTAGCCGCGAATATAAACGCTGACGACCAATTGAGGTTTGTGGGGGATGTGGAATGTAAGATCTCTATTGATTTCTTGTTGAGAAGTGATGGGGGTAATTATGCGGGGTTAGATTTCTTATTTGATAGTTATCATAATACTGGCGCGAGTGAAATGATTTTAGACGTGGGAAACAACCAATATAGCGGTTGTTTTATTGATAGTTACAACTTGACGGTGAAACCCTTTGAACCTGTTGTTGGTAGTGTGAGTTTTACTAGTTTTAGCCCAAGTACAACAGCTTTACAAGGAATATCATCCGTTACTGTAGATGGATTCATGGATACTCAAGATATCATCTATGGTCATGATTGTACGTTGCAAAATGCGGGTAATGTGGTATCTAGTAATTTACTAAATAATTTAACATATAATAAAACTTTCAGCAGGACGCCTGTTTATACATTAGGGTCTCAATATGCATCTAACCATTTAGTGGATGGAGTGGAAGTGAGTATGGACGTGGAATCTACAGGATTGAATTCTCTTATTGATTTTAGTGGGAATAAGCTGACGAATTTCTTTGGGGTGGCCCTGCAAGATTCTTCGGGTGTTGGTTTGAATTATAATAGTGTTGATTTTGATTTATTGGTAAATGCTGGAGCGCATGTGGTCAGCGAGTCGTATTCTGTGCAGGGAGGAGACACTTTATCGACTAGAGCAACAATTAGAGAGATAATTCTCTAAAATAAGTGTATATATAAATACATATGGCCCGAAAACAAGCGGTGAAAGAGAAGGCTCCATTTGACTTAATGGCGGATTTTGAGAGATCAATTAAGTTTAATAAGAGGAAATTTAGATTCAGCCCCAAACAAAAGCGGTTTCTAGAGTTAGTATTGAGTGAAGATTCGAAAATAATCTTCGTGTCTGGTCCTGCGGGAAGCTCAAAGACTTACATGTCCTTATATGGCATGTTGAAACTCATGGAGGAGGATTTCAGTAAGGATATTTTATATGTCCGAAGTATTGCTGAGAGTGCAGACAGGGGATTGGGTAGTCTACCCGGAGATATTACAGAGAAGTTCGACCCATTTCTTGGTCCTCTCTATGATAAAATGGAAGAAATAGTCGCTCCCGGCGATGCGACCTTCTTAAAACAAAAAGGAAAGATATCTGCAGTCCCAATAAACTTCCTTCGGGGCGCTAGTTGGCAAAATAAGTTGGTTTTCGCTGATGAAGCGCAGAACTTTACTTTGAAAGAGTTAACTACTTTGATCACTCGTATAGGAGAAGACAGTAAAATCATCATAGGCGGTGACTTTTTCCAAAGTGATATCAACGGAAAGAGCGGTTTTAACCCAATGTTCAACAAATTCGATGATGATGAGTCGGAAGACATGGGGATTCATACATTTAGCTTCAATGAAAGCGATATTGTGCGTAGTAAAATACTAAAATTCATTATTAAAAAGCTAGAAAG